CAATTAGGATGTGATATTGGATATTCTTCAATAGGAAATACTCCTTGACCTAGATTGTAATTATTTTGGTTAGCATATACATCGCAAATATCTGGGCCCCACCTTTTAATTTGCCTTTCATAATGACTTGAAGATAAATTCCATTTAAGCCCCTGACAAAATACATTTTCTTTTGCACTTTCCCGATTAGCTTCATTAGCAGTTTGTGTAATTGACGTTCTAGCCAATCTTTGAGCTTGATAAGATATATTTCTACTCATACCACTTACAACTGTCTTCGCTTGAGTTCTCGTGGTAGGATTCACATAGTTATCTATTACCTTAGCTAACTCTCTAGAGTTTACACCTTTTGCTATATTTGAGGCTATTAAGGTTTGTATATCATTCTTGTTTTTATTAGTAATATTCCATATTCTAGTATCAAGTGATTTACTATCTTTATAATATTCTCCGGAAATTAGTGTTTGAACTAATCTCATATTTCTACCCTTTATATAGTTATTTGCGGTCTCTGCAATATTAACTGGAAAGACTTCACTATTAAATATCAACTGTACATCTGTAATTACATCAGAAACACTTATTATTGACTTCTTTATAGAATCGCTCAATCTATTATTTAATATGCTTACAACTTCTTCTAATTCATCATTTACATTTTGATAATACTCAATCTCTAATCCTCGTTTTTGATTTTCTTTTATTTTTTTCATTATGATAAAACTAGCAACTCTATACGCTTTTAATATTTCAACTTCCGAATTGAAAGTTATTTTGCTTATCTTTTTTCTTGCATCTTGCATTAGCTTTTCATAATCCATAATTTGTTTATCTCCTATGATTTATTTATGTCATTATTTTCTGCTAAATTTTTACTTATAGGATCCATTTCAGATTCATTAATTATTTGCAAATCGTCAATTATTTCTTTGAATGCTTCATCATAATCTTCCTCATTCCCATACTCTTTAATATAGTTTCTATGACTTCTTACATTTGCATTCACTTCTTCTATAGCTAGTCTTTTAGCATCTTCTTCATCATTTGGTATTGGGAAGTTTTTTTGCAAGACTTTAGTATACTTAATATTTAACCAAGATCTATCAAATTCTTCATAGCAATTCAATTCAGAACATGAAAATACTATTAAATCAATAAGTTTAAATATACCAGGTTCCCAATCTTTCCACTTTTCATCACACCTTGCGATTAAGTCATTGTATAAAAACTTTAATGCCTTAGCTGATGGGATATCTTTTAAAGATTCTTTTCTTGGTATGCATAATTTATCTCCCATGCTATTACTTAATAATTCTAAAAAGTTCATAACTGGTTCAGCGTTGCTAAAACTACTCTCAACTCTACTTATTTTAGCTTGTTGTCCACTATCTTTTGCAGTAGATGAAGTTTCAACTGCCATTAACGAATTTGGAGCAATCACCAAATTGTTTACTGTTTCCTCGCTTCCATCAATAACTGATGTTCCACCAAACATTTGGAATCTTAAAGCGTCTGAAAAATCGGATAATCTTCTATTATACTGGCATTGTAAATCTTTTAAAAGTTCAATATCACTTTTACCCTTCTTTTCAAACAAATCTCTTTCGTTAAAAAATACAATAGCTGGTATTTCATTAAACACTATAGGCTCCTCAACTGTTTTGTATGCATTTTTTGTATCGGTGTGTTTAAAATATTCTTTTTTAAGCATACATTGTTCTTTTTCTTTATGAACATCTAAATAATATGTATATCTTACAAAATTTTCAGTATTATCGGTTTCGTTATAACCTAAGTAATTAACTAATTTTAATTGAATTAACCTATCATTTTTATCAAGAACATAGTTAAAATCACATACATCATGAAAATAGATTTTAACTGGTTCATTTTGATTAGCTTCTATCCTTGCTAATATTCTTTTAGTAACTGTTGCAAGTTTAAAAGCTTTCATCATATTAGTCCAAAATCTGTTATCTTCAAGAATACCATCAATAAAAACTCTATATCGCTCTAGACTATCTCTAATATCTTTGTTATTTTCGGTTTCTGTATCAATTAGTTTAAATAACAAAAAAGGTTCTCTCCCTAAGAAAAACCTTGATTGCTTATTAATTAATTCTTGTGTTTTATTATCAATAACCTGTGAAGGTGTATATTTTACATTCTCATTATTTAACCAACTTTGACCTAATGTTTTTTTGTTATATCGTTTTATTTCATCTTGTGAATAAGCTCCTTTATAAAAATAGTAGTACTCTTTTATATCCGTCAACTCTTTTTTTTCTTCCGATGTTAATTCGAGCAAATCTAACTTTTTTTCATTTAAATCAACTTGAACTCTTTTAGACAACTAAAATACACCTCCCAGTTTGTTGTATACCTCTTTTATTTTTTTATCACTTTGAACATGTTTTATAATTCCAAGTCCTGTATTAGTTACTTCTTTACTGTAAATTGCAGGTTTACCATTAAAGATTATTGTATGTATAAAATATCTAATTGCATCTAAACAGTGATCATGTTCTTTTACTGGCTTATCTTCTCCTCTAGCAGCTGCTTTTTCATCCCATATGTACGTTGAAAACTCTTTAAAACAGTTTATACATTCGTTATGAAATGCTATTATTCTATTTGATAATGCTGTAGCTACATTTCTTATTCCATCTGCAACATCATTTTTTGCCTTACGCACTTTATACTTTCCTTTTTCCCTTATTAACTGAATAAAGGAAGCTGCTGAAGGGTCTATTATTATTGCAGTTGGGATAATACCATCTAAGAATTTCACTAAATCCTCATAATATTTATTATCCGACTTCTGTTTTTCTTTTTCTCGACCAGAGTAATAATATTCTTTAATACAATACCATCTATCTTTTAGTTTTCCCCATAGCAGATACACCATAGCATTTTGAGTACCATAGTCTATACTTGTATAGTACTCCTGACATTTCCCTATTAGATGTGTTTTAAAGCTGTGTTTATCAGTATTGAACATATCATATATAACACCCTCCGCTTGTACCCATAGACCTTTTACATATCTTAAATAGAACACACCTTTATATAATCTTTCATACCTGTTTTTTACATCTTCAGATAATGAAAGATTATCGTCCATATTAAAATGTAATCTATATATCATTTTAGATTTAGCTTTATCAATAAATTCGGTTTTCAACCAATGAAATGCACCACCAGGGTTACAGTTTAACCACAGTTTTGCACCAGTAACTGAACATCTAGCTATCATCTGTTCTATAAAAGTTCTAGGAAACAAGGCAGCTTCGTCTGCTAATGCTCCGGCAGCGGTAAGCCCCTGTAATTTATCTTGTGAAGCTTCGTTATTAGCATCATACATATAATAAATATTTGTATCAATTACTATATAATTTTCTGATCTATTGTATTCAAACTTCCATCCCCATGCATTTAATATTTCTTTCATAGGTTCTATAACATTCTTTTTTAATGAACCTATGGTTTTTCCTGCTATTATGAAGTTCTCACCTTGAAACAACGTTTGAGAGTAATTTAAGAAACCACATATCATAGCTATAGTTTTTCCTGAACGAATAGCCCCATCTGCTATTACCATATCACATATTGATGATGGTGCTGTAGGTCGCCACCAATTCATTAGTTGTAATTGCTTGGTTGAAAATGGATGAAATATAAACTTTTTATTTTCTCTTTTTCTCCTATTCTTTTTAGCCATTACTTCCTACCTTCTTCTAAATCCCTTGCTATAATATCATCTATACTTTCTATTTCCTCTTCTTCATCATCATTATCTAAAACATTATCCATATTTTCCACTTCTTCTTTTCCATACTCTGCTACATTAAAGTCAGAATAAATTTTTCCATCAAATTGACTATTAATAGCACTTAAGAAACTTTTAATAGACTTGTCTTGTCCTTCTTCATCATCAGAACCATAAACTTTGAATTTTTCAAGTTCATACCTTTTACGACTAATTTCTAGTAACTCTCTTTCATGTTTAATTCTTGCTATTGTTTCAATTACCTTACTCTTTTGCTTCTGTATCCTCGTTAATTCTGCTTCATACTTATTGATTAACTCGAATGCATAAACAGTTCGTTCGGTTATTTCTTTTGTTTCTTCAATAAAATCAAGTTCTGAGTCTGTCCCTTTGTGAGACAAAGTTCTTATAGTTTTATCTCCACCCACAACAACAAGATCATTATTACTATCTTTTAAAGATTTTATAAGCTTTAAATATTTCAACTCTCTTACTGTTAAGATATCAACTTCCCTCTCCAGCTCTATTATTTCATCTACACGAGGTCCAGATATTAATTCGATTTCTTCATCTGTCATGGTTGAGTACATTATCTTTTCATAAGCACCATGTTTAACCGCATTTACATTGTTTAACATTGATGGTACTTTTGCTGGCGATTCTTTATTTTTGGTTGCAACTTTTTTTGTCTTAGTTGCTTTTTTAGTTGCAACCTTTTTTGTTTTAATCTCTATATTTTTCCTTTCATCTTTCCACTTTTCTCTGCTAACCCAAGATTTTAGTGTTCCAGTTGAAATTCCGTATTTTTTTGCTATTTCAATTTGTTTCATGCCTTTTAAATAATCTATTTTAGCTTTAATCTTTACATCTGACACATCACCACCTCTTTTATATTAAAATTTGTTTTCTGCATTTTCATTCTCTATTTATCTTTATTTATTGTAAGCAAATAAAAAAACGGTGTATCCAATAACGCTAAAATAACCTTTACTACATACTGACTAATAACCATTATCAAAACGTTAGGAACAGTTCCATAAAAAGCTATTGTAATAAAAATAGCAGTATCAATTAATTGACTAGTCATTGTGCTTACATTGTTTCTTATCCACTTGTGTTTCCCTTTGTTGAGTTCTTTTAGTTTATGGAATATAAATACATCATTAGTTTGAGCTACTATATATGCAATTAAGCTAGCTATAACCATGCGAATATTTTGCCCTAATACTAACTTTAAATTATTTGCATAATCAATGCTAAAATCAGCACTTGGTAATGCTATTGCTATGGCAATAAGTATCAAGCTAAACAATTGTATAAATATACCAATCTTTACAGTTAAATTAGCTTCTTTTTTACCCCATATTTCACTTATTACATCAGTACATAAAAATGTAATAGGATATGTTGTAACGGCAGCTGGAACTATAAATCCGAATAAATTTACAACCTTACCAGCAACTATATTTGCTATTAGTAAACTACATATAAATACACAATTAATTATTATTAAATTTCTATTATTTTTGTTCATAAGCTACTTTACTCCAATCATATAAATTTGATATTTTATCCATTCTTTCATATTATGTGATGCAAGCAAAGAGCCATTTGTCTTATAGTTAATTTTATCTTTTTTATCTATTTGTCTTTGTTCAATAACACCATCTTTAAAGTGATGTATCTGATTTCCTCTTACGGCCGATAAACTCCATGATGAACTATCAACGCTATAAAACTTAAATTCCCTAAGAATCTTAGTTTTAGTAAATCCTAATCCATGTACTTTTACACCTTTAGAATTTGCATAGTTTATCATTTTCTTTATCAGAGGATAATTCTGTTTTTTCATACCTGTAACAAGTCCGCCAATTGCAACATAATTATATTCATTACACATCTTTTTCCAATATTCAATTCCTCTGTTAAGATGCCAAACGGGAATACATTTTTTGCCTGTGCTAATCTCAATTTTATGTCTCCATTTTTCTACTTGTTTTATTCCAAATATAACATCAACATCCATTTCCATATAATACTTAATATCTCGACTTTTTATATAACTGATATACTTATCTACAAAGACATCAAGCTCTTGTTTAGTAATTTCTTTACCATTCATATAACTAAATGCACCACTATCTAATAAAAAATTATTATTTCCTACTAAATTCAATGCTCTATCGCATAATTTTTCACCATTAAAAAAAGTTTCCAAAACAAATAATGGTTTTTGTTTCTTAAAGGTTTCCTCTCTGTCCTTACTACTCATGCCTTGACTAGTCGCAGCTAGAAAAACTCTCATAGATACCTAAAGTTCTATTTTTTCATTACAGCTTGGACAATAAATTATTTGCTTTTCCTTTTCTTTAGTTTTTAATGGTTCGTCTTTAATAAAATCTTCATCAGTTAAATTTAATTCGTCAAAATTTATAGAATTAAGATTATACATTTCCAAATCAATATCGTTGATTTTATCTAATTCTTGCATTAATTTATCAAAATCCCACTCGGCAAATTCGCTAGTTTTATTGTCTACTAACCTGTATGCCTTGACTTGTTCTTCTGATAAATTGTTTAAATAGATACAAGGCACTTGACTGTAGTTTAACCTTAAAGCAGCCTCATATCTTGTGTGTCCTGCTATAATAACATTATCTTTGTCTAAAAGAATAGGATTTGTAAATCCAAACTCTTTTATAGACTCAATAACCTTATCAATAGCATGATCATTGATTCTTGGATTATTCTCATATGGAATAATCTCAGTAACATTAATAATTTGCAGTTTGTTACTCAATTGATTTTACCTCCGTATTTAATTTTTTTATTAAAAAACACCCTACATATTACTGTAAGGTGCTTTTTAAGGTTGAATGATTAAACGTCATTTGCTGTTTATTTTTTTGACAATACCATATTAACACATTTTCGACTGTCATGAACTGTCATTTACTGTTATTTACTGTCATTTACTATCATTTACTGTCATTTACTATCATTTACTGTTAATTTCTCATTATTTAATATATTTTGATACTCAATTAATGCTAACCTATGTATCCTATGTAGAGTTGATTCAGAATATTTATCCTTACCCATTCTTAACGCAATAGTCTTCCATGGGCTACAGTTAATATATCTTTCCCTTAGTACAATTTGTTGTTTATAATTCCTTATTTTATTTATTTTTCTAAGAATTTCTAGTATTTGATTATTTCTTTGAGCAACCATATTTTGATATTCTGATTTCATATCAATGTATGAACATATAAGCTTTTCAGCACCTTCTGAGCTACATTGTACTTTATCTCCATATTGAATAGCACTTCCTTTTATTTTAGTATCCATTTCTTCGATTTTTTCCTCGAGATTCTGGATATCATCTCTAATAAATTCTACATTTTTTAGTTCTCTTTTAGCTTCATCTGTTCCTTTTCTTTTAATCATTGACAAATCAACTCCTCTTGAAATATAATATAGTTGCTAATTATATGTTAAGCTTGTTGACATTTTTAGGATAGTAGCTGGTAACTACTATCCTATTTTATTTAATCATTTTCAATGAATATGTAGTTAGGAAAATTTTTTTTAAACAGTTTTCTCTTTATGATGTATGTAGAATCTTTCTTTGTTATCTTAGATTTAACATCTTCTACATAAACAATTCCATTGATTGTATACATAAAATCTGCTATGTATTTTACACTTCTCTCCGTTTTACCATTGTTATCTTTAAATGAATCTAATAAAACAAACTCCACTTGACGCTCTAGTTTCTCAACATTACCATTTTTAAGCATATTTTTTAACTCTATATATCTATGAAGTTCTTTCTTACTGTCAAACTCCATTCCATTAAAAGTTATTTTTTTATTTTTATACTTATTTTGTTTCTTAACAACGTACTTATTACTTCCAGTTTTTTTGTAGTAATTCTTCAAATCTTCTTCACTCCAATTAATCATACTGTCCCTTCTTATGTTAGTAATTTAATATCTAAATTACCTATTACACCATTGACTTTATCTTTCATATATTTTTCTTCGCCTTCAAAATCATCTATAACTTGTTTTTCTTCATTACTCATTTCATTATAGTTTTTAGATCCATATCCTGGTGGCAACCAATTTCTTTTTTTAGCTCCCATTCGGTTGAGTTTATCTAGTATTTCTTTATTATTAAAGGTAATATGGCATGTCCCTTTTTTGTAAAAATCACAAGTTACATATGGAAATTTAACTTTTTTTCTTGTATTATTATTTTCTATTTGGTCTATAATATTATCTACCTCAGTTGTATTAAATCTTTTCCCATCTAGGTATCCAAATACTACAAACATATCTCTGAATGTCGCTCTAGCTTCGTATGAGAGTTTCATATTATTATCAAGCCAATTACTAGTACTATTTAGTGGTATAATTACCTTATTGTTTATTTTCCAGCTTTTATTTGTTTTCCAACCATTAAATAAATGTATGTTTTTAGAATATTCATCATAACTATATCTACAACTAAATTCTTCAAATAGCCTATCTATAGAATCCAATACACTATCATTTAACGTACTAATTAAATTAATTTGTAATGCCTTGATATTATAGTAATCAAACTCATAATCTTTAAATTCATTTATCTTATCATGTAGTTCATAGCTTTTATCATTAGTTAAAGCACTTGATATTTGATTAGAGTTAAATAGAACTTTCCAAAATTTTAACCTAGTTTTTTCTATATATCGGTTTATATCATTTTCAATTCTTTCTGATGAATCGTTGAATATTTTTAATTCAAATGAGGCGATATCATATTTATCGGTTTTTACACAATGATTAACTAATTCATTCTTAAAGTTGTGATAGTATTCTATAAACCTAATACCTGCTTCTATTTCTAGTTTATATTCCGATATAAGAGCTTCTATATAGTCACCTAACGCAATCCTTGATTCAGTATACTCTTCGTTGCTATACTCTTTTATGCTTGCGTTTTTTCTTAAATCTTCAAATATATTAAAGCTAGATTCTTTTTTGATTATATTTATATTAATTAATGCTATATCCACATCAGTTGTTCTTTCTGCGTTGCTAAAAGCATTATTTATATATCTAACCTTAGCTTTATGTTCTTTTAATTTGTTTACTAATAATTTTCTCGTTTTAGAGTATGCGTTCTCTAGTGTTTCTTTGTTTAAAATACAAGCTATTTGTCCTCCGTTACGTTCCATCATATCAATAGCTTTTAATAAATGTTTATCACCATTAGCAAATGGTGGATTCATAATTATTAAATCATAACAATATTGAGATTGATAATTAAGAAAATCATCTCCTACTACATTGAAATCTTTCCCCTTCAATATTAGCCTTAAATTTTCGTCTAATTCAATACAATCAATTTTAGGTTTTGATCCTATTCTACAACCTCTATATTCTTGACTATATATTTTATTTGATATATAATCAGCCAAATCTCCCTTTCCAGCAGATGGTTCTAGAATGTTTTCTATATTAATTAATTTACACTCTATACCTTTAACCAATTCTTCTGCTATTTCTATAGGTGTGGGATAAAATTGATATCCAAATTCTACAATATTCATTTGCTTTTATTCTCCTTTTTTATTTAAAATGGTACTTCATCATCATTTACTGCTGCAAACTCATTCGGTGCCGAATCATAACTTGGCTCAAATGTAGGACCATCACTATTTGATTCTTTTTTACTATCCAATGCTTGTATACTTCTTCCTGCTACTTTTGTAAAAGTTCTTTTATCGCCCTCTGGAGTTTCGTATCTATCTACTCTAATACTTCCTTGAACTCCAACTAATCTACCTTTTGTAATGTAATTGGCACAAAACTCTGCAGCTTTGCCCATTAATTCTACTGGAATAAAATCAGTGGTAGTTGAACCATCTTTATTTTTATAATCTCTAGCGATAGCAAGAGTAAAACTTGCCACCGCTGTATTTGTTCCTTGTATATACCTTATATCTGGGTCTTTTGTTAGTCTGCCAACTAAAACAACATTATTTATCATTGTCTGTATCCTCTTTTCCCATATTATCAAAATCGTATAGATTAATTAAAACTCTATCTCTGCCAAAAGCTTCTGCACTAATTATTATGTTTCTTATATATTCCATGGCGGGACTTACATCATTATTTTCATATACACAAATATAAGTCTCTTCACAAACGTTAGCAGCCTCGACCATAATAGAATTAGCGTAGACATCTCTTTTTGAGTAAATAAAAACCACGTCATTTATAATCTTCCCATCATTCGCTATTACAGTTATTTTCATGCTTATTCCTCCTAATATATATTCATTGCTTTCTCTTCTAATGGCAATAAATCTCTATTTTCATAAATATTGCCTAACACTGCCAATTCTTCACTCATAAAGTCGTGCCATTCTTCATTACACCAATCACTATTCATGCCATTAATAACTTCTGTATCATCTTCTGCAAAATTGGTTAATTGAAACCTACCCATATATAGCTCAACTTCTGCAACATTTTTTATATCATAAGCTTCTCTATATTCATATCCTTCTTCTCCTGTATCGTCAAATTCTACTATATCTCCCACATATATTTCTTTTCCAGTTTTGTCTTTGTATCCAGTTGAAACCATCGTTGGCAAAGATATAAAATTAAATTTAAGTTGCGAAAAATCATAATTAGTCTCTTCTCTATACATTATTAATTCGCTATTTTTATCTATATCAATTCTATATCCTTGCATTTCATCTGAATAAATCATCTTTTTATTATCTTCGTCCCATGCTCTAACTTTCATGCTTTACCTCCAATTGTTATTTTTCACTATTCAATTCTTTAACTTTGTCGAATACATAATCTATCGCATTCTTTACTTCATCTTTAGTCATCCTCATATTTTCTTTAGTTACATATTTTGTAGCATAAATCATATACATTTCCTCTTTGCTCGGAACTAATATATTTATAGTTGCACAAATCGAAAATATTATTGCTAATTTTTTTATGTAACTCTTATAAGCATTTAACCCCTTACGTTCTTCGTCACGGCAGTAATCTCTAAAATTAAAAAATATACAAGTTACTATAAGAAATGTTAAAGCTGTTACTATTAACACAAAACTGGCAAAAAAATCTAAATTTGATAGTACCGTTATCAAATATATTGCTTTCCCCATGCTTACCTACCTTTCAAACGTTTCTATTACATTTAATAATTTCTCAACTGTTTTGTAAAACAAATCATTTCCAAAATCATGTAAAGTACAAATATCTTTTTCGTTTAAATAGTCATGGATTGAACAACAATAACTATCGCCACCTAATTCACTGATGATATCATATACTAAATTATCTATTGTTTCATTCGTTCCTGAATCTGTAGAATGTATAAAATCATGTAATTGTCTTGATATAGGCTCGTATTTATCTACTTTTAATGCTTTTTTTACATCCTCACTCGTATAATCATCAAAACTCATTCTATCCAAGAAATCTTCTAGTTTTTTCTCATCGTGTATATCTACGCAACCGTAATAATTGTCCAATGCTGGAACGTATTCATCAAGACTATATAATCCATCCTCATCTATATATAAATATCTAATCATTACTCCACCTCATAATCTTTCCACATTCCGAATATTTCTTCAGTGCATATACCAGCTTCCGCCATATCCTTTTGATAGCTATATGTAAAGTCTTTATCGAAAACCCATTCCGAAACTTCTTTATAATTTGCATAAAGATCTATATCTTCAACTTCATCTAATATTATTTCTTGTAGTTGTATTTCTCCTCCAAATGGATGGGCACAATTGTCATTGTGTTCATACAATTTACTTACATCTTCTTTCATATCTTCTAAGTAATCTAGTGCTTCCCTTTTATCTATGAAAAAAGAGCTTTCGCAACTTTCACTATCCTCACAAACATAAACTAACCTATATATCTTTTCTATCTTCATCTCTACTCCTCCACTCTAAACTAATATTTCAGTAATCTGTCCTCACCCACTTCATCTATCACTTTTCGTGCAATTTCTCTAGTTTCAAAATAGTAAACTCCATAATCGTCATTGCACCAATAAGTTACATCTACAGTGTTGTTAAAATGATCATAAGAAATAATCCAATTGCATTTTTCACTTTCAAAAGGAACGCTAAATTTCTTCATCACAGCTTCTATTTTTCGTCTTTCAAGCTCAAATTCTGCTTCTTCTTGAGTTAAAAACATGTTTCCCATATCTCTGACGCTATTATCAAAATCTTCTCCATGAAATACGAAATATTCAATACCTCTAGGATAGATGACATAATATACATCCTCACGCTCTATATCCCACACTGTTTTAGGTTGATTCTCTTTTTCTAGCATTGCATCAACCTTGCTAGTTAATTCTTTTCTAAATTTTTGCACTTCATCATTTATGTATTTTTCGATTTCTTTATTCATATTTATTCTCCTTATCACTCATAGTCATCATCATAGTCACCATACTTATCATATTCACGCTCACTAATCTGAACTACAGTCCCGTCAGCGCAAATACTAAAAAACGAAGTCTCCTCGACCAACGGATATCCCAACCTTATCGCAGCATTTTCTGTATTTATCTCTGCATAAATCGGTGTTACATATCTTCGTGTCTTCCCATAAAATGTAAATGAACTAAAACCACCCTCGACTTGAACTATCTCAACGTCACACTCTTTTGCTTTTTTATAAATAAAATCAATTGCATTATTAAAATCTTCTATCCTTATCATATTTACTCTCTTATTAACTTACTTTTTCAAATCTATACAGCTGCCTATTATTCATAAACGATTCTCTAATACCATTTTTACCTTCAAACAATATGATATGTTTGTAGGTATGGATATGTTTGAATTTACCTATAAACTTAGCAACCAACTTATTTCTATTGTCTATTGAAGTTTCATAGACCTTATATCTACTGCCTTCCACAAACTCAAGCTTTTCTGAATTTGTTTTGTGATAAATAATTGCACTAGCTTTGTTCTTGCTTCCTCTGTGTATGCCTTGCTTGTAATAGAATTGTAATAACCAGCACTTAGATACATTACAATTATATTTTTTATTAAATTTTTCAATTATTTCATCATATGATTTATCTTTATTTTTTATCAAAAAATCTTTTTCCTGTTTGTTTAATATATATTTGCCAACTTCATCTATCTTCATATTTGCTCCTCTTTATTCAGCTATTCTCCACATCTTTATTACTATTTTGAAAGTTTGTAAAAAATCCATAAAAGCTAAATCGTCATTATAAGTCGAATTTATATGGTATTTAAATCCTCTAAGATACATTTTAAGAATTTTATTTACAATAATCTTGCTTTGTTTTTCATTTGTAAAACACAAACAAAACTCAACCTCAATATCGACATTATCATCAATTGCCCACTCTACAAAATCTAATAAATTTTCTTTTTTATTCATCTTTTACCTCTTCTTAAATACTTAATAGCTCGTTCCTTTCTCAAACTATAAAAATCATCTGAATTATGTTTCTTTTCAAGTTCTTTTTTTCTTTTTTCGCTATAGTAAATATATGTTTCACATACACTATGACAACCTATTTGTCTTTTACTACAACCAAAACAAGGAATTTCCTTTACATTCTTGCCATTCCAAGGTATTTTTTTATCCATACGAACTCCTCTTTAACTTACATTAGATAATGTTTTACTATACTCTTTTTCAAATTCTTTTATAAATAACTCAATTTCAGTAGTAGTATTCTTATTATTAAATCCTCTACATTGAACAACTTTATTATTTTTAAATTCAATCGTATAGTACGATCTTTTTACGTTTTCTTTTTTTCTTAGAAAGAAAATTAGAGTTTTTCCATTTGCAACCTTATCAATATAGTTTGCAACACAATGATTTAGACTTTTTCCTTCTCTTAGTATTTCTACTGCGGTGTTTGGTTTAATAACTACTAAATCATCATTTTCAAATAGTTTTTCATTATAACCAGAATATATCTCTCTAATTATAGGATTATACTTCTCATATTTTCTTTTATTGACTAAATCAACCATCTTATCATGCTCGTCTATTATATTTTTTACATATAAATTATTTCTATTGGTAAGGTCAATATCTTCTTTAATGCACATTTCTATGTAATCGTTGTAGTACTGAAGATCCTCAAAATCTATTTTTAATAAATAGTTTATAGACTTATGTATATTACCATTTGATATCAATAAAGAAAACACATCCCTATCCATCTTTGAATATATTTTAAAAACCCTTTCAAGAATAGATTTATCAATAGAATAATTAATTTTTCTAAGCATTTGGAATAGTTTTAAGTATTCTGCCTGCAAATTGCTATCTATATTTCTCAGTAGGTTAAAATCATACTTAGAAATCTGAAGCCATTTAAAAATATTCTTTTCATTTTCATTAATTTTTAAATGTGTAACTCCATATGTTAGTCCATACAGTCCAGTTTTATTAAAAAATTCTATTTCCTTACAATTGTTATAATTTTCAAATTCAGAGCCATGATAGTAATTATTGGTATGCTTAAAATATTTATCTAAGGCAGAATATTGGTATCTTGTGCCTTTTATTTCCCTAGCTATATTATCCTTATATAAGCTAGCACTTGTAAAAGAACTACCATCATATTCACACCATCTGAACTTTCCTGTATTTTTGTAATTTCCATAAGTATATAGTTCAACGTTACTTTCCTTGTAGATATTCCTAAAATTTTCGTATAATTCTAATTTTGAAGTATTTGTAATAGCATTAGTTATCTTTGTTGCTGAAAATTCTCTAAGTACAATGTCATTGTCTTTTGTCTTTTGATAAAAACTAACTCTACCACTTTCCATTATGCTTTGTTTCTTTTTTCTGGGTATGAACACCACAGCTGATTTACAGTTAGGACACACATAGTCCTTGTTATTTTTTATTTCAGATGATAATATTTCAACATGCTGTCTACAGTTGCTACAACTACACGTATTATACTTTTTCTTGCTATATTCGTAGAACATATATCTTTTATCAAAATACTTAAACTCAACAAATTTTTGGAAGTAATTTGGAATAGGTTTTACTTTGCTCATTTTATTATCTATTCTTTCCTTATCAATGCGGTGTTTTTCCTCAAGCTTTTTTCTTAATTGTTTTTCCTGGAATACTTCAATATTTGTATAGCAACTAATGATATCTTCCGAATGCAAGCCTAAGTATCTGTTTATCGTTTCAATCGAATCATTATCAGCATACAGTGGAGTTTTTGCCTTTGAATGATAATACACGTAAATATCCATCACAGAAAATATCTTGCCTGTATACCATTTAATTTGATTTGAAGAATTAATTTTTGCTGTTATATATTCAGCACCATCAAAAACTACCACTATTTTGGGAAAGCAGTTGTTATAAAAATATATAAATAGTATTTCCTTTTCATCTATCTTTTTTACACAACTTTTTACAATGTATCTGATATTTATATCAACATTTAAAGGTTTAATAGGCTCACAATTAATATTTGCTTTTATTAATTTTTTACTTATCATAGAATCACCTCTAATCTAAGTTAAACGATAATTGATTTCCAACCTTCTCAACTTTAAGTGAAGTTGTTTTCGTTTCTTTATTAGTAGATTTAGCCTTTTTAGTTTCTGTTTTTTCTTTCTTTTTTATGCTGCTATCTTGCTTTTTGCTGCTCTTTTTCAAATTAGTTTTATCTTGTTTTTTATCTTGCTTATCATCCTGTTGTTTGAAGTATTTAACTGCTATATCAAAAACAACATTATCTGCTAATGCTCCATTTTTACCATCTAAAAGTTTTTTTGCTTCAGCAACTATATAATCCCAGCATTTTTCAATTGTCTTATCCTCATTTTCTTCAATAGCTTTTAATAGTGATTCATCTTCTGCAGATTGTTTTATCAAAAAGTCTGCTATTAACTTTTGCTCATTATTCTTGATATCTTTAAATTTTTGCTCAATTTTCATATTTATTTGCTCACTTTCTTTTTATAGTTATTTATAAATATTCTACAAATTCAATATTTTTGATTATTAAATCCACATCTCTTATTCATCATTTTACCTATTCAATAAACTCAATGTTTTTAATTATCAAATCTGCTGTCCCATCAGCATTTTGTTTAATTGAAAATTTCATAGCGTCTTCAAAATATTCCGAAAATCCTTTTATACTAAAACCTGTATTTGTTTTGACCTTTCTCTGTTTTAGTCTTTTTTCTACGTAACTTTTATCAATGATAAATTCATCTTCAATTCCTTTTTCTTTAATGGACATTTTAAATAATTGTTTTCTATAATCATCGTCTATACATTCATCAAGAAACTTCTCAACGTTAATGTTATTCTCTTCTTTCAAGCAGTAATTTAGTATACTTCTAATATCTTCAGCTCTCTTTATTTCAGATGGATAAGAGTTAGAAATTAAGTTGTTCATAGTTTCATAAAAAGTCTTTGTTTGATACCTTTCATCAAATATTTTTTTTGCTTTTAGAAATTCACTCGTGAAACTTGAATCCGTTTCTTGTTTTTCGGCAACCTTATCAAGAATCTGCAAATGCCATTCATCATTTACTCCACTCACACCGACTATTGCAGAATGAATTATTTTTTGTGAATCCTGTATTCCAATATCATTTGTAATCATCTTGATTGATGTAGCTTTATTATCATTGTCATATCCTATTTCATGAGTATATAGTTTTTTGTAATCGAGTTTTATTATTGCTACGTATTTTTGGTCCTTGTGAGTGAATAATATTATTGCTAAATCACAAGAATCTAGTTCGCTGTTTACTTTCATTGAATCAAACATTAACCTAGCAATTTCTTTTGAACTACCAATAAATGAGCTATTGTCATAAATAATTTGATCGCAGTAAGTCCTAATTTTGTTTTCATTATAATTTTTAAACACTGCTTTTCTTAAATCTAAATCTCTAAGTATTCTTCTGATTACTTTCTGATAAAAAGCATCAGTTTCCGGAGAAATCCTATTCTCAATATCATTAAGTATCGGAAAATCTGCGTTTTTGTCAAGCACATGAATTATCTCTTTATTTATTATCATTTTTATTTACCTCCTATTACTCCAGTACTTCCAAATCCTTTATTTCCTCTGTCTGTGTCAGATAATGTTTCAACAATTTCAAATTTTATCTGATGTGCAGGATTTATTACCATCTGTGCTATTTTATCTCCAACCGATATAGTATGATACTCTAGCGAAACATTTTTTACTATTACACCGATTTCACCTCTGTAACAAGAATCTATTGTACCTGGTGAATTGGCAATCATAAATGGAGTAAATAAAGCGTTTCCACTCGTTGGTCTTATCTGCATTTCAAATCCATCTGGAATCTCAACTGCAAAACCAACCTGACACAATATAGTTTCAAAAGGTGCAAGAGTATAAGTATTTCTACAAACATTTACATATTCTCTTGTACTAGAATCTTTTCTCTTTATGTTTGCAACATACAAATCTGCACCACTATCTGTTACGTGCTTATAATCAGGTAGTATCGCATTATCTCTTAATCGCTTAGTTTTTACTGGTATCTTAAATGGCTGCATATCTTCTTTTCTCCTTTACATTCCTAACATTTGATTTATTGGTTGTAGTATTACTTTGTTTGACTTTGCTACTAACTTTAATTCTTCATTGTGTATAAATATTTCAAGCTCTGTAATTCCAGATGAATAAACATCACTTGTTTTTAAATTTATTAAGCATAATTCGGAAGTATTTTCTAGTATTCCTAAAAGTGCCATATTTCCATTCCAAGAAACAATATCTCCTATTTCAATTGTTTCCTCTTTTATTTTTAAATTTACTTTCATATCCTACACTCCTTGATTTTTAAATGTTATCCCATAATCATTTTTCATTTTCTCTACTAGACTCTGAACATTTTCACGTTTGAAATCTGTAGAATTTATAAGATCCGTTAAATCGTCATTAAACCTCTGTAGCCTTACCTTTCCCCATCCTTGATTTCTTAATATCTGTAGTGGCAGAACATAAAGAAGGGCTAGTATAGTATCAAATGTACTATCTGCTGTATTTCTTTTTATCTTCTCTATTTCAGCATTGCTAAGAGTAACTTTCTTTTCCGAATTGCGTTTTTCTCTACGTCTTTCGGCTCTGTTCATTTTTTCTCACCTCGACTATATTGTTTGTTTCTGTTACCATTCCACACCAATGACATTGAACAATATATTTATCATTTATTTTTGAAATAGCATACATACTTGATTTGCAATATTCACAAACTCTGCTTGCTACAATCATACTTTCACTCCTAAAATTTATGTTTTCTATAATCCATACCTCTAAGATTTAGTTGTACATTCTTTTCATACAATCTACTTTCTATGGATTTTCCGGTGTATTTTTTGCTTTTCTCATAAATATTTTTTAATTCTTCTAAAGTGAAATTACTCGTATAAATTGTCGTTTTACAATTTCTATACCTAGAGTCAATTAATGCAAAAACTTCTTCAGCACTCCATGATGTCGCATTCTCCTTACCAATATCATCAAGTATTAACACCTCGACATTACTATAAATATCTCTAATTTCTTCACTTTCGCCATCTCCATTGAAGGTCGATTTTATAGAGTTTAAATACTCTGTTACAGTTGAAAATAGTGTGTCTATTTCCTTGTTAATTAGTTCATGTGCCATCGCTACAGCTAAATGAGTTTTTCCAACTCCACAATCACCAAATATATACAGTCCTTTACCTCGTCTTAGTGCTTTATCAATATTTTCAATGTATTTATTAATTGTGTTGAATATTGGCATATTTTCTGATGTTATCTGAAATGTGTTGAAATTTTTATCCTGAAATTCAGCATGTATGTTACATCGTCGTATTACCTCTTTTCGTTTCTTTTCCTCCTGCTCTCTTTCAATTCTTTTTAATTCCAACAATCGTTCTTGTTCTTCTTGCATTTTAGCATGCTTAAATCCCTCACAATCACAATGTAATTCTGTTGACCACTTCATCACTTCTAACCCTTTAAACGGATTAACTATTCCTCGTTGTTCTTTGATGTCGCCACAATAAGGGCATACCATTTTTTCAGGAATTTCTAATGCATTTCTCCCAAGTGGAATCTTGTATTTTTCTATTTCATCAATTGACAAAATATAGTCATTTTCCATAATTTTTGCAAATAAGTTTGCGTCAATGTTGTTAATCGAAAATAAACTCATCAATTTCCTCCTGTGTCATATTTGACACATCACGTTTTTTCAAGCTTTTATCGCTGACTGGAGTAATATTCTGATTGCTTTTTTTGTCATTCAAACTTTGTTTATCAACGTACTTACCTTCAAGAATTTTAATAAAATTGGCGGGCTTTACAATCCAATCAAAATCAGCTTTCCATCCATTTTGGGACGTGTACCCTTTTAGGAATGATGAGTGTTCAACACCATGGACACATTCCAAGACTTTATCAAGTCCATATTCATTTATCCTTGCAGTTAGCAAGTTATATCTTTGGGTACCTTTCGATACCTTTATAATTTTTTGAATGCCGTCAATATTATTCCAAGCAGCCATTACTTGATCTATCTGTGATTTCATATTTACTTTTTCGTGTCCGTCTTCATTTAAAGAGGGACATAACATAGTATCTTTGATACTATTATTTAATTCTTTATTTCTTATCTTCTTGTTAGTTGTTAATGACTGTGTTAGTTCGTGTGTTAATGACTGTGTTACTTGTTGTGTTATTTGCTGTGTTATCTCGTCTTTTTTGTTTTCTTTAAATTCAGTATTTGCAACATATTTAGCTATATCTTTGCTTTGTTGATTGCTTTGTTGTTCGCTATGTTGGTTGCTATGTTCATCACTATGTTGATTGCTTTGTTGGTTGTTTGTTATGTTTTCGATATCACTTTGATACAACATCCAATTTTCAATGGTTATAAGACTTGACCGCTTTGTTGCTACCCTTGTTAGAAATCCATAGTTTTCAAATTTTAATAAGGATGTCCTTATCTGCATAATGCTTATATCTTGTCCAGCTTTCTCTTGTATACTTTTTAAACTAGTAACAAATTGTCCTGGTTTACACTTATACTTTTCACCATTAAATATCCATTCGTTATTTTCATGGTTAGCCATTATCAATAATGTTATCAACACTACTTTTTGAGCCATATTACAATCTTTCCATAAGGCACTTTTTAATATTTTTCTATGAAGTTTAATCCACCCTTTTTCCATGCATATATTTTTCCTCCTATCTCAAACAAATTATAAATATATTTCTAAACCCTCAACAGCTATATTAACTGGAAATCCAATTGATTTTTCAACTTCTCTTTTAAATAATTCACTATCACTATTTGCACTTGATAGATGAACTAATGTCAGTGATTCTAATTTACTTAAATCACTTGCTTTTAGAAATTCAATTACATTGCTTAGTTCAAAATGTGATTGAACTACTCTGTTTCTCAGGAACATTTTGTCTTTTAAATTTTCGTTAAGTATTTCTTTTGAGTAGTTACACTCAATCAGAATATGATTAACTCCTTTAAATCTGTATTTACAGTAGTATGTATCTGTAATATATAGTATTTTCTTTCCAGAGAAATTATGTTTAATTAAAAAACCTATATTCTCTACATCATGTTCCAAATTGAATGGTAGAATGGTAAAATTTCCTGCTGTAAATCGTTTCTGTGCAGTTATTTCTTTACACCTGTGGTTTTTTACCTCTAAGCTATTAAAAACGCTTTTAAGGGCAAATACGTTTATTCCATTTTCTACTAACCCTTTCACTCCTTTAGAATGATCTCTATGCTCATGGCTTATTAAACATCCGGAGATTTTCTCGAGATTATAGTTAATGAATTTTAATATTTTTTTATATTGAAACCCTGCATCTAATAGCAGTATTTCATTGTTTATTTCTAGGGAGTAGCAGTTTCCACTACTCCCTGTACCCATAACCTTTATTTTGTTCATTTCGACACCTAGAAAGGAACATCTTCTTCTGTTATAGGTTTTATATCTTCAACTTGTACGTCCATAAAAGATTTTTGAACTGGAGTTGTTTCTTTTTCAGGTTCTTCAGCTGGTTTTGTATTCTCTTGTGTTTCTTCAACTTCTTCGAAATCTTCTATATCAATTACTTCAGAATTTGCATTTTGCTCTATCTCTTCTGAAACTTGATTGTCTACATAAGAAATGCTATCTCCATCATCAACTGACTGGTCTTTTATCATTGCCTCTTGCATACTAACGCTAAGAGGTCCATATTTACTTATCAATAGCCTTAAAACTGTTTTTAATGCCATTGCTTCAAAATCGATACTCCAACGACTTGTTTTCTTCTTTTCTTTCAAGTCGTATGAATAACTTGAGGAGAATTTTCTTGCATGAGCTTCAACCTGTGCAGTTGTCATGTATAAAGCCTTTTCAAACCCATTTAATAGTCTGAAATAAGATATATATCCTATTACTTTATCATCTGAATAATCAACAGATGAGGTGTCTTTTACAAACTCTATTTCTCCAGTTAGCCTATTAACCTTTTCTATTTCACCTTCGTATACGGCAATAGCATTAATAGTTTTGTATTGTCCGCTTCTAAGTGCTAACTGTATATATCCTTTATATCCCATCTGAAATTGAGCCTGTTTTATTTTGACCCATTTTCCATTAATATTTTTGCTATTATTATATGGAACTATATATGCAAATCCTAGATTTTGGTCTATCGGTAAATCTAGAGTTGCAGCAATTACTGCACTAGATATAATCGTATTAGCATCTGCACCCTTTAGTTGAGGCGAATTTGAAATATTTATAATAGAAGTAATGAATGCCTCATCTCTATCTTTTAATAATTCTTTAAATCTTTTCTTGTAACTATCTTGGCTCAATAATTGTTTTACACTTTTAGGAGCTTCTTCAATAGCATTTGTTTTTTGAGTTTTTGTAACATTATTCATTAAAATATCCCCCTTCTATTTCTAAGCTGTCACTATTGGCAACTTTTAAATTTATTATTTGAGTATTTGTTTCGCCAATATCAATTATTGATTCTCTATTATCAATAAATATTGGCATTTCAATTTTATAAAAATCTGAGATTGTGTTTATTATTGACAACCCACTATTTAATTTTCCAGCTGTATTTACATCACTGAAAGGTACGCCATTTACAAGGACCTCACAAGTTTCTGTAATACCACCGTTTACTTGTTGTTCAAAGAGTTTAAAATTAACTCCTTTGAAATACTTGTTGATATTACTTTCTAGTAATTCAACTTTTTTGATTATGAATTTTTCGCATAACATTATGCTTTTTTCAGTATCTGCTATTTTGGCAGATAACTGTTTTTCTTCATCTTCAAGATCAAGTATTCTTTTTACTATGTTTGCATTGTTCTTTTGCATACCTAGTTTTTGTTGAAGTTCAGAAATTTCATTTTTTATTTGTTTTTTCTGTTCTTCATACTCTTTCTTTTCAGTAACAGCATTATCACTATTTTCTAATTCAGAAATTTTTAACTCTGCTTCCGATATTAAGTTGTTATAATGACCTATTGCCAACTCATCTTCCTCTAAAAAAGCAATTTCATTATTAAATTCTTTTATTTTTGTATTTAACTCCTCAACTTGTTTTGAAAGTTGATTTATTTCTTTGAACAGTTCTATTTTCTTCTCATTATCTTTATCAGCTCTCTTGCTAATTTCTTGAATTTTTATTCCTAGTTCCTTACCTTTAGTAGCTAATTTAGATAAAGAATTAGCTTTATTTATGTTGAAATTTTCTATTATTTCTTGCTTATGATTATTTAAGTAATCTTCATCATAAGCCCTTTTACAAGTAGGACAACAACTTTCAATGTTGCTTAAGTCCGCACTTGAATTATTTATTTCAACATACTCCTTTCTTGCTAGAGTCTGCTGTTCTTTTAATTGTTCAATTTCAGATAACTTTGATTTGTGAGAGTTATCTAAATTGTTATATTCCGTTCTTTTGGAGTGTAGCTTTGAATTTGCTTCATTTAGCAAATCAGACAATTTGTATTTTTCTCCAAAAGTCCTTTCTTTAGCCTTTTCTACAATGTCTATCTTAAAAGACTTATAGTTAGCTATTTCTTCTTTAATTTTTACAATTGCATCTTTATTGCTTACCAAACCATTTATTACTTTTTCTAGGTTAGTAAGTTCGTTTTCTTTTTCATCAATTGTTTTCTCTATTTCAGAGGTATTAACATCCACTATAGAGTTGTTTAATTCATCAATTCTACTTGGGATTTCTTTTTTCTGTTCTGATAATTTCTTACTTGTAGCTTTGAATGAAGCAAGTAATTTATCAATCCCCTTTTCTATTTGCGTTCTAAGTGGTTCTAATTCTAAATCACTATCAATAACAGATTCATCAGAAATATCACCTACTATATTTAATATTAATTGCCTTTGTTCTTTCCAAGGCATTTGAATACTAAAAAACAATGGATTAGTAAGAAGTTTAAACAATTCTTCATTGCAAAAACTCTCTTCGATTGTTTTTTTGTATTCATTTTTCTTTACTGGAACATCATCTACCTCGTAAATAGTTTCATTTCCATTAAATGTTTCTTCGCTATCCCCTCTCCTTTTAGTCCATTTTTCTTTATAAGTTTTCTTTAAAATTAACTCTTTATCGTCAATTTTAAATACTCCACTTACAGTGGTATCAACTCTCTTAGTTCTATTGAACTCGTCGAGAGGTTTAATATTAAATTTTGTTTCATAGTGGCTATTTTTATCAAATAACAGCCATGTAAAAGCATCAAATATTGTGCTTTTACCACAACCATTTGGACCGCTGATTGTGGTTTCTTTTTCAAAATCAATAGATAGATTTCTTATTGATTTGAAGTTTTCAATTTCTAACTTCTTTAAAATAACCTTTTTCATTTTTCCTCCCAAATATTTTATTTGCGTTATTACAAGATTTTGTGATATAATCTTGTAAAGATATCTTTTTTTCCTAAAGATATTTATTTGCTTTCTCCGTATGTTTTTGCTCAACGTACGGAGCTTTATTTTTCTAGCTCCACTATTCTGTCATTTAGTTTACAGATTTTTGAAGTTAAATCTGCTATGACAGAAGTTTTATATGGGAGTTTCTGTTTTTGAAATCTAGCATTTCTATTGGCTATTTTCTTAAACTCCCTTTCTTCAACTAAACAATCCCTTTTAGCTTTTAACTTTTCCAACGCCAATGGGTCATTTTTTAAAATCCTACCAGCTGAACGTTGCCCTGTTCGGATTTGATTTATTATTTTTTTTTCTTCTTTATTCATCTCTACTCCACCACCTTAAACCAGTACTTCTTTAATCTGTCTTCACCTATTTCATCTATTACTTGCTGTGCTGCCTCTTTAGAGTCAAAATAGTAATAACCTGCATTAATATAGGTTGTAGTTATTAATATTTTTGACCAAGAATGGATGTAATAAATAAAATAATTACTTCCTATGTTTTTAAAAGGTCTGCTATATTTCCTCATTACAGTTTCGATTTTTCGTCTTTCAACCTCAAATTCAGCCTCCTCTCGAGTTAAGAATATATTTCCAAGTTCTCTGGCTGCTGTATCAAAACCACGATGGTTAAAAGTATAAGAATCAATCCTCCCATTAATCGCAAGGAAATAATAATTATCTCCTTCTTTTAAATCCCACACCGTTTTTGTTTTTTCTTTTTCTTTGTCCTCTATACTTTTGATTAACTCGTTTTTAAATTGCTCAACTTTTTCATTTATGTATTTTTCGATTTCTTTATTCATTTCTACCTCTCCTTTATCTATTCATTCGCCCATCTAAGATACATCTCAATGTATTCAATACCTATTAGCACTAAATACTTGATAGCTCCTAGAAAATTAACTATTGCTTTTTCCATTTCTTTACCTCTCAAAACTATATTTTTCTCCAGGAAGCAAATAATCAACTCTTCCTTTTTTATTTATAAATGGTAGATTATATGGAAGTGGGTCTTCTTCCTGTTCCATTTTGTCTACCTCTACAGCTTCCTGTAGTGTAAGGAATCTGTATTGTTTATTTTTATTTATCAAATTTTCTAATTCTCTTCTATTCATATCCAAATACCTCTCTTCTTTTTTTCTCTAACGCTACCATGTCAAGTGGTGTTGCTAGAAAGCCGAAGTCAATATCCTCGACTGTTTCAAATAAATCATTTGCTTGCTCTAGCGTGTATACTCCTCTTTGATTAAGGTGTTTCCACGCTTTTTCTAATGCCTCTACTTCCGATTTCATCTTTTTTCTCCTTTTATTTGCTTGCTCCCTATTTATACCTACAGTATTTAACTGTTAGACAAGCTTCTCTAAGCTCATCTATTAATTTTAAAAGTTCCTGCCAGTCTTCAATTTCATCCTCAGATACTTCATTGTCATAAGCAATCTGAAGAAATTTATCAGTATTTTGATTAATGTTATTGTTTGCTCTCAACAACATTAATGTTGCCTGACTTAAACTTTTGCATTCAATTTTGGGTAAGCAATTTGATTTATCACATTCTCTCAAGTGTTGATAACATAACAATTGGAAATTGTATAATTCAGCCATTGCTACCACAATATTATTATCTGGAGTCCGTTCTCCTTTTTCGTAAAGGTATAAAGACTCTACAGATAAGTGCAGGTATTCAGCTGCTTTTTCTTGTGTAAGACCAGCAGCTTTCCTTGCTGTTTTAAAAATATTCATTTGCTTGCTCCTTACAACGAATTTAATCCGCAATCATATTTCAAAATAGTTGCTTGTTGCTCGGATAAAACAATTTGTTTGAAATATGAATCCGTATCTCTATCGTAATGTAATAGAGTTATAGGAATTATATTTCCTATACAGTAACTAACTACTTCTGTAGTCGCTACTGTAAGTCCAGTAACATATAGTTTAACTGAAGCTGCGTTTTTTAATTTTTCGTGTATTTGAGTTCTCATACCTACTAAATCTGTAGGATTTACTGTTTCCTCAAATATGAAGTTTTTAACTGGTAGCTCATGTCTACCTTTAAATAAACCTATTTTCATATTTTATTCCTCCTTCTTGTAGAGCATTCTGGTACTCATAATACTCCCACTCTTTTTGAGCTTCTTTAGCAAGCTCTCTTTGTTCCCACTCCCAATCCTCGATTTCTCTGTCGATAGGACGAAGGAATTTGAAGCCATATTCCCATATGGCTAACTCTAGCTCAGAGTCAGTATCCGAATCATCGTAGTAGTTAAACCACTTTAACTCGAATCCTTCTGGTCTAGGGACATATACAGCTAAGAATCCATTGGATACCCAGCCACTAGAAAATCCTGAAAATTCTCCAGTTTTTTTTTCTTGGAAGGCTAAAAAGCCTTTTTTAAGGTTGAAACCATCAACCTTAATATTTCTAACAGATTCTAGAACTTTAATAGAACTGTTAGAGTTCTTTATTTTTTTTGTTTTAAATTTTTTCATATTCTTTCTCCTTCTCTTGCACTTTTTGTGCAAGTTTTTATTTTTATCACTAACTAAATGTTAGTGTTTTTTTATCCTCATACTTGATATTATTAATATCAAGATAACATAATGTTTATAACAAAATGTTATTATTGTGGGTAAAAAAATTAAATTTTAGATATATTGTATATGTCATCAAGTTTAATTTGGTATTTTTCAGAAATTTTACAAGCTATTTCAATAGGAAGTTTTCTTTTGTTATTTTCATATTGACTTAGTCTTGGTCCTGAAATACCTAAACTTTCAGCAAGTTCGAGCTGAGACATATTTAATTTTTCTCTTATTAGTTTTATATTATTCATAAATGTCTCCTTTCTGCGTTATAACAATATGTTACTATAACATTTTGTTATTGTCAATATCTTTTCTAACACTTTGTTATTTTGTAACAAAAAAATATTTATTTTTGTTATAATTCAATTAACAAAACGTTAATTGGAAAAAGGGGGTATGAGTATGAACACATTTGGTATGAGATTAAAAGAGTTAAGAGAAAATATGAACTTAACTCAAACTGAATTGGCTAGTAAGTTTAATGTTACTCCACCGTCTATATCTCAATATGAAAAAGATGTCCGTTCTCCAGATTATGAGCTACTAATAAAAATAGCTGATTTTTTTGATGTATCTACGGATTATCTTTTAGGCAGAACAGATATTGAAAAAACTAATATAGAAACAGTAGCTGCTCATAGGACAAATGGAAACACCTCAGATATTAAAGATGTTGAGGGATTAAAGAATTTAATTAGACAAGTGATAGAAGAAGAAAAGAACAAGTAATGCTAAGTTCTTATAATTTTTAACTTTTGGAGGTAATAATGAAAAAATATTTTTTTAAAACTTTTTTTATTTTTTTTATTGCTTTTACACTTACTTCCTGTTCGGATGATAAATATGCAACATTAACAACATATTTAAGCACAATAGACAATTACTATAAGTCAATGATATTAGAGGAAGAAACATCATATATTGATGCAAAAGAAAATAAAAACACAAAACTATTTTTTAATAGAGTTTCTGAAAACTATACTTTTACTAATACAGCTACAATATTTTTTGAATCAATTAATTCAAATAAAAATATTGATAAAAGTATTATATTCAAAGATAGTATACAAATTTGTAATGCTTTAAATAATAAAAAGATGCAATATTATAATTTGAATAACATTCTTTCAAATATGGCTAATGATATATCTGATTATATGAACTCTTTTGATGCTAATACATTCAAATTTACATATGATAAAAACAACTCTAAAACATTAAAGAGTATAGATGATATTTATATATATGATGATTCTGCTAAGCAAAATTATAATAAATTTAGTGCAGCATTTTCAAAATACATTAAAGAGCATCCTTTAAAAAAAGGAAAAGTTAAACTTGTTGGTAATGATTTAATGAATTTTATGTATACTAATTCAAATATATATACAAAGACGATTGGTATCTATAACTATATAAATACTTATGATTCTAAGAAACTTTTGGAATTATTTAAAGAACAAAAAACTATTATTAGTAACACAATCACAAATATTGATAATGTTAAGAGTTCATACGATAATTCATCAAACGAGTACAAAACATTACAATATTTACAAAATACCTTTATTAAACTAAACTCTGTTATAGATACAGAAACAAGGAATTTAAAATCAAACACTTCAGTAAATATAAGTGAAGTAACAAATTCTTTTAGCGATATAGCAAGAGAATACAATAACTATTTAAATAGTTTTAATACTATTGTTTTTAATAAATAATACAAAGGGCAGGGTTTTACTCTGCTCTAAAATAATCAAAAAATACGATTTTTACGGAGGTTATTCATGTCAGCTCTTGAAAAATTATACAAATACATTGACGAAAAAAATATTAAATTAAAATATATTGATTGCTTAGAAGAAAATCACGATATTCAAGGTCTTTATTATTCTGATAATGAAAACAACATTATCCTAATTGATAGTCAAATTAAATCAGACTCACTACTTCACAGTAGTATTTTATCAGAAGAAGTTGGACACTATGCTACTTCTGTTGGAGATTCAACAAAGAAAATAACTAATGAAAATTACAGATATCATGTCGAAAAAGCTGAAAGAATGGCGGACAAATGGAAATGTAATTTTCTAATACCTGATGAAGATTTAAAAAAAGCAATAATAAATTGTGATAGCATTTCAGAGATTGCTGAATATTTATTTGTTGATACGGAAATCGTATTCAATAAGTTGAAATATATATCTTATACTAATAATACCTTTAAGGTTAATGATTCCATTACTATTGACTTGCTGCAGCTTCCTAATTTAGTAAAGATATGCAATGAATATTAATATAATATAGGAGGATAAATTCATATGATGTTGGATTCAATAAAACCTAGAGTAGCAATTTATATTAGAGTCAGTACTCATTATCAAATTGACAAAGATTCACTACCAATGCAACGTGAGGACTTAACAAACTACTGTAAATATATTTTTAATACAGATGAGTACGAAATATTCGAGGACGCTGGTTATTCTGGAAAAGATACAGGAAGACCAGCTTTTCAGGAAATGATGATTAAAATTAGAAAAAAAGAGTTTACTCATATTTTAGTTTGGAAAATAGATAGAATATCAAGAAATCTATTAGACTTCTCTACTATGTACGAAGAACTAAAAAAATATGGTGTAACATTCGTATCAAAAAACGAACAATTTGATACGTCTACTGCAATGGGTGAAGCTATGTTGAAAATTATTCTAGTATTCGCTGAGTTGGAAAGAAAACTAACTTCTGAACGTGTAACTGCCACTATGCTTTCACGTGCTGTAAAAGGGCTATGGAATGGTGCAAATGTTCCTCTTGGTTATGAATGGAACGAAGAAAAGAAATTCCCTGTTCCTAATGATAAAGAACGCAAAACAGTTGAATTAATTTATAGTAAATATATACGATTTAAATCCTGTGACAAACTTTCTAATTATTTAAATAATAATAACATAAGTACAAAACGTGGAGGTTTTTGGACCAGTAAAACTGTTAATGATATATTAAGAAATCCATTTTACAAAGGTACTTATAGGTACAATTATAAAGAATCTGGTGGAGGTAAGAAGAAGCCAGAATCTGAATGGATTATTATTGAAAATAATCACGAACCAATAATTGATGAAACTCTATGGAATATGTGTAATGATATTCTAAATCAAAATGGTGGAAAAGTTAGTACTAAATTTAGAAACGTTGTTCATACACACATATTTAGCAAAAAACTCGTATGTAAAAAATGCGGCAATACATTTATAGCGTGCAAGGATAGAGAGCGTACAAATGGATTTAGACCTTCAATTTATAGGTGTGCTGGAAATAGAAGTAAACATATTTGTGATGCGAAAATGTGTTCTGATATTGTTATAGGCTCTTTTATTTTTGAATTATTAAGAAATATAGTTCAAGCATGTAGTAAATTTTGTAATACTCCTTTAGAATTACAAAATAAATTACTAAATGGTATATCATTTTCTAATGTTAAATCTATTAACATAGAGGATCTCGAATTATTGTATGTAGCATTGTACAAAACAGAACTAAAGAAAAATGAATTAAATATTAATTCAATACAAGATTCAATATTATCAAACTCAGAAAATAATAATCATACAGAAATGATAAAAAAACAAATTAATAAATTTAACAAAGAAAGAAGTAAATATAAAAAGGCACTTGAACGATTAGAGGATTTATACTTATTTTCAGAAAAAGGAATTAATAAAACTGACTATATTCAGAAAAAGCAGCAATATGAGGAAAAACTACGTTTAGCAGAAGATAATTTAAGACAGTTTTATAGAATGAATGATTCTGCACGAAATTTAAAAGATATGAGCTTTTTACTTGGATATGAGAAATTTTTATTCAACTCCACCATAAAAGGAAGTGAATTTGATTATACTGAATTTGCAATGAACATAAATAATAATGTTCTTAAAGATTTTATAGATTCAATCATCGAAAAAATAGAGATAGAAAATAGTTCAATAAGTTGTGTCTTTTTAAAAAATGGATTAAAATTAAGATTTGAAAATAAAATACCCCTTATCATGTCTACGTAAGGGGTATAAAAAACATCATGGCTTAGCACACTTTCGAACATCCGA